CTGAATTTGCTTCAAACTATCTGTATCAAATTACAACTGAACGAATTCAAAAATTCATCAACTACAAAGTTAAAGAAGAGAAAAATAAGATGTCTGGTCATTCTGAACAAGGGCTAAGTGCGGCTTATGTTCGCAGTGTTTATAATTTCCTTCTTGTGTTATTTGCTCTTGCAAAGAAAAAGAAATATATCAAAACCAACCCAATGGACGATGTGACTCCGCCAAAAGACTATCGTGCGTATGGCAAGGAGATAAGATATTATACTCAGCCGCAAATCGAATGGATGGATAAACGATTCCAATCAACAAATCTATACACGGCTTACCAACTTGGTTTATATCTCGGTGTTCGTGTGGGAGAGTGCTTTGCACTGCGATTCAGCGATATAGACTGGGATAATAAAACCATTCAAGTTGGGTGTCAGCTTCAATTCCAAGATAAAGTATGGAGCCTTGTCTATCCTAAAACACCGAACTCTTTGCGCCGTATAAAAATGAATCAAAAACTAATCGATTATCTGAAAGCCCTTCAAAATAAATACGCAGAAAATAAAGAGCTGTTTGGTGCTGGCTGGAAGGGAAGTAACAAGGTCATGGATCGTCGTCCAGAGTTTTATGGAAAGCCAGCTGTGTTAATTACAGTTGATGATTTTATCAATGTTAAACCAAACGGCGAAATGTATGTGACCAGCTCAGATAAAACTCTTGCTCGCATTTGTAAGAAAGAAGCTGGGTTTGATTTTAAATTCCACTATCTCCGCCATACTCATGCTACCATTCTTGCAAATAAGGGAGTCAATCCCCGATATGTTATGGAACGTTTAGGACATGGCAAGATCGACGTTACTCTTAAATACTATACCCATATTACAGACGAAATGCATGAGCAAGTTGCAGCTATTATGGATACGGTTATGAGAGAACAGGAGGTCTTTGATAGAAATAATAAAATCAAGGACGGAGAAGATATTTCAGAAATGGCAATTCTTCCTGATACAGAAGATAATGATGAAAAAGAATGATTGATTCTATTAGATGTATAATCAATTCTGCGCCTTTTTGTTTGCTATTGGTTACAGCCCGTGATATAATATAATCAAAGAAAAAACGGAGGCGAAAACTATGACGAATCCTTCTGCGAACTACGAGATCAAAAAGAGAATCGTACAGGCCGGCGAAAGCCGCATATGTAACAACTGGGTCGAGCATACAGATATCACGCCACAGGACTTCCTAGATGCCTTAGAATGGGTGTGCGAAGATCCGTTTGATGAAGAAGGTCGTATCACTCGCGAAATCGGTCTGGAGCAGAATAGAATTGTTCGCCTTCAAGTTTTTAGAGACGATAGTACCGGCCTTATGAGCCTTGTGGATATCGAAGTGCTGAAGAAACCATTACCGCATCGTTGGGAAGGCGCATGGTTTGCTGACGGATTCTACCGCAAGATTTTATTGTCTGCAAAAGAACGGGTATGAAATAAATCAGGAGGATATCAACGATGACTATGTGCGAGAAGCTCGGTTTCAAATCTGTGGTGCAATACAAAGGTGTCTCCATGAACGTTGATATGGATGCCGTTGTAGAAGAAGCTGAGAGACGAATTAAAAAACAACACGATCGCGACGCAGAACTATCAAAAGGCACCGGCATTGTTGATCCATACTCTCATTATAGCGACGAAATGATGTATCAGTTGGCGTATGACGAGATCACTTGGAAGATGCTCAGTGCAGAAGCAAAGCGACAGTTTGACGCGACTGGTGAATATGACTATATTGATGCCCTTGAACCAATGTCTATGGAAAAAGAAGATGCTATTATTAAAGAGCTTCGAAATCTTCGCAAGCAATATGTCATGTACGAGTTAAACCGTGAAACTCCTGAGCACGAACAAAACTATTTTGAACATAAAGCGAGACATGACCATCTTTGTGAGCTAAGAAAACCATTTGTAATGCGGAAAGACCCGAACTGGATGTATAATCTTGGGCCACTACCTGAAGAGGAAAAGTAATATGAAACCAGATGATGGTCATCAAGCAAAAACCACAAGATGCGATAAAAAACGTAGCGAATCTATTCTAAAAAAGCGCAGAGAACAATATATCGGCTCTGTCATAAATGGATGGAAAATAACCGACGTTTATAAAAAAGAAGGAGAACGGGATTATTTTTGTACAGGGCTTTGCCCTTTATGTAATCGTCCAGCAGAGATGCGTTTGTCTCAAGTAAAGAAAATCAACAAGTGTAAGAAATGCACAAATAATATTGCTAAGCCTGCTGAGACAATTAAAAAGATATCAAACGTAGACGGTTCCAGCTTAACGTCTATAAAGGCGCGACTCGAAGGAAAGATAAATCGCAATTCGACTACTGGCGTGACAGGTGTTTGCAAAGATGGTAATAAGTATAAGGCAACCATAACCTTTAAAGGTAGGCGAATCCACCTTGGCATGTATGAAGATATTAACGATGCAATCAAAACTCGAAAAGAAGCTGAGAAGATGATATATCAAAAATATATTGATCAGCATCCTAATTGGGAACAAGAGATGAAGGAAGCTCTTGAAGCAATGAAAGGGGACAAATCCAATGAACAATCCAGCAATACTTGATGTCGCACTCGGCTTCGTTCTACATAAACATGGCCTGGATGAATTTGGTCGTAAAAATAATAAAGCACAGGCTATTCGAGAACTGTCAGATGATGAGCTGGCAGCGCTCTTAAATGAACTGGTCGCACAGCAGGATAATTGCCCGCACACAGTTGGCGGCTGGAAAGAATGGTTGTCTGAATCGATAAAATAATCAAAGCTAAAAAATGGGGTACTGGTCCAATTAAGGATCAATACCCCATTCGTTTTATATCAACTCAATATCACTCGGTTCTACATAGCCCGATACATTGACTGAGATTGGATACTTGCCAATGCGGCTTTCAAGATTTGTTACTCGATAGCGCCCGTTCACAAGTTTCCCATCAAAAATATACCATTCACCAGAGCGGCGCATACCGCAATGTGTTTGGCTGTTTGAAAATAATATTCCGTCTAATTTAATTTTGTCTCCTGCGTGTAGTTGCTTTTGCTACACCATCAAAATGAACCCCAAGTAGCAGGCCCACAGATGCCATCTGCAGCCAGCCCATGTCCCTTCTGATACTCAATCAGCTTCGCCTTGGTATTCGCGCCAAAGATGCCGTCAGCCTTAACACCAAGATGTCGTTGTAGTACGGTTACAGCATAAGAAGCGCCGTTCATAGCGTCTTTCGCACCCTGTCTGATAGTCGGCATGAGATTAACTACACTGATATATTTCGTACCGGACTTGCTGATCCAGCGGCTGCGGGTGGTACGCACATCAACATGAACAAAGCCACTCGTAAGCACAGCACGGCTATAATATCCAATACCACCACTCTTGGCGAAGTAGGGCAAGGAAGATACATACAGTGCGATCCGAATCGGATCAACGCCTTTGATCCAGATATCAGCGGCAGTACCTTTACAATGCTGACTGTTAGGGCTTCCGCCGATTGAGATATTATAGGCAGGAGTACGATACCCAGAGTTGATGTGGACAGGAGCGCCAAAGTGAGTGCGAATCTGTTCCAGCACCTCAATCAGCTGGCTATCGACTAGAACTGTATCACTCTTATCAGAGCAGGCGAACTCATAGACGGAAAAATGAGCCGACACCTTTTTATTCCAGTCCTTCTTCATAGAGTATGTAATAATACCCATTTCATCACACCTTCAATTCTTTTTGAACTCGTCCTTGATTTTATCGTTCTGGATGTCCATCTCTTTGACAGCGGCCTCAATCATGGTCTCAATGGTCGGAGTAATCTTCACACCCAGACGCTCCAGAGCTTCCATAACGTATTTCTTCTTATCAGCCTTTTCGATAGCGCCGGTTGCGCCCAGCTTCTCTGCAGCACGAACAGCAATCTGTACCAGCTTGTACACACCGATCTTCTTCAGATAGGGAATACCATAGGCCATAAAGGCAGTACCAGCGCCAGCGATAACCAGGCGGACGATAACGGAAACCAGCTCATTGATAATATCCATCATAATAAACCTCCAAAATAAAAAGCCCGGGACACGCAGTCTCGGGTTAGTTCGTAATATTCTTTGTGTTGTTCTGACCATCGATCAAATAGTTCTCAAGTGCAGCCTTGGCCTCCTTCATTGGCTCGATCGCATTGCCGTCGATACCGTGACTGAGGAGTGCAAGCAGAGCCTTCATGGTGACATTGTTGCCTTGCTCACTGTGGCCGATACGCTGTTCTGCTTCGAGGATCTTGCGGTCATGTACTTCCAGCGTAATACTGTTTTCTTTCTGGTGCTCTTCTAATGAGACCAGCTTTGATTGAAACAGGTCGAGCCTGTCTTTATCTGCACCTAGTTTTCTATTGATCTTCTCAAGCTCTGTATCGTGGGCATTCAGTCGTTCGTTCTGCTTGTCATCCGGGGCTTTCGCATGATTGATTGCCTTGATGATAACAGCGATAGCGGCTGAAATAGCAGTAATACCACCACAGATACTCAGCAACATAGTCTACAGCTGCTGTATGGTAAAAGAATAGACGTGAGGTGCGGCATTCAAACTTCCTATCATGTCTTTTCACCACCATTCGTACCACTGTCTGTGTTTTTGGCTTTCAGTGTTTCATTGATCGTAGTCAGTTGTGCAACAATAGCGTTCAGTGCTGCCACGATTTCTTTGCCTGTTTCGTCTAATAACAACGGCTTTAAGATTTCCTGCGCCATAATTCCTCCTTTCAATTGACAAATTCCTATCAACGTG